GGGAGATTTTGGTATAGTTGCAGGTAGTCGTCTCTCTTTTGTTCCGAAGAATGTCGACATATCACGGTGCATTTGTATTGAGCCTTCGCTCAACATGTACTATCAGTTGGGCCTAGGCGATGTTCTTACCCGTCGTTTGCACGATTGGTATCACATTGACCTGGCTACCCAGCCTTTTAGAAACCGTGATTTAGCGCGAATCGGGTCTATTTATGACAGCAATGTCACGATAGACTTAGCATCGGCATCCGACTCCATAGGGTGGAATCTCTGTAAGGAGGTTCTGCCCTCGAGTATGTGGAAGCTTTTGTCCCGATATCGGTGTAGTCTGACTGAGATTCCTGGTTTAGGAGTCTTTCCGTTGGACATAGTATCTTCCATGGGGAATGGGTTTACCTTTCCCCTACAGACGATACTATTCAGCGCTATGGTCGAGGCTTCCTTCAGGTGCGCCAATAAGAAGTACGTTTCCAACTTTCAACAGAAAGATTGGGGCGTATTTGGCGACGATATTATAGTACCGAAAGGTACTGTATGCCGTAATCTGCTTCGCCTTTTGGGGCTGGCAGGTTTCACCGTTAACGATGACAAATCGTTCTTTGAAGGTAAGTTTAGGGAGTCCTGTGGGGCCGATTATTTTGACGGCCGAGACGTGCGAGGTGTCTACCTCCAGTCCCTTGAGAAACCACAAGACTTCTTCGTTGCAATCAATCGCTTGAACCTGTTTTCTATGAGAACAGGTCTCAGGCTGAGCCATACTGTACAATACCTGATGGGGTTTTGCCCCAGAGTTTTTGTACCTCTTCATGAAAATGAAGATGCCGGCATAAGAGTACCTAGCTCCTTAGTCTTCTTTGGACGAAAGGACGTACTGATTGATGCGAACGGATCATGGGCCTACAAAGCCTATCGTCCTAGTACCAGACGCATTGCGTTTTCTGAGGACGGTATCATTATTCCGAAGTTCCTTCGTAAGAAGGGTTACTTCTTTAATGGTCCCGGTGCCTTAGTAGCGTTTTTGCAACGATCTTTGGACGCGTGCGGTTTCAGTCTTAGGCTTAAGACTGTACCCTACGCTTTGAAGCGATGCATTACTCCCAATTGGGACATGCATCCAGAGACCCATCCAGACGCTGGATGGATACCCTGGCGGCGTTATGATGACGCCGTCTACTTGAACATTATGTTCTAGTAGATCCCGGGCGAAGAAGCCCTCCTCCTATG